GCGCAGGAAACGGTCGGCGTCATTGTGCAGCAGGGCGCCGGTGGTGACCATTTCGGTGTAGAGCAGGGTGTGCTGGGAGAGCAGGCGCAGGAAGTACCGGCAGTGGCGGTCGGTCCAGTCCATCATCGGTGCAACGCTGAAGCGGCGTGACGGCTCAGCGCGCGTGGTTTGTGGCTTTGAGGCAGATTCTAGGGGCATTCTGGTCTACGCATTTTGTACCATTTTTCGGGGTTTTTGGGCGTTTTTGGTGTGACGGTGGTACGATGTACCACCGCCAGCCACGCTTGTACCACCGGAAATCATGGCAACGATTAGAGCAAGGAAAAAGGCCGATGGAACGGTTAGCTATACCGTCCAGATCCGCCTCAAGAAAAAGGGTGTCATAGTCTACCAAGAAGCCCAGACGTTCGCCCGAAAGCAGGCAGCTCAGGCCTGGGCGAAGCGACGAGAGACAGAGTTGGCAGAGCCGGGCGCGATCGAGCGTGCCAACCGTGGTGGGCACGCAGTCAAGGACATGATTGATCGCTATCTGGTGGAAGCCGAGAAAGCCCGGCCGCTGGGTAAGACGAAGCGGCAGACCCTCTTGGCTATCAAGAACAGTTACCTCGGGGAAGTGGTCGACTCAGACATATCTCAGCAGGTGCTGGTGGACTATGCCCTCTGGCGTATGAGCCCTGAAGGCGGTGGTATCAAGCCGCAGACAGCCGGCAATGATCTGGCTCACCTGGGTTCAGTGTTGTCGCTGGCCAGGGCAGCGTGGGAGTACGAGATCAACCCCCAGGCTATGCCCGACGCACGCCTTGTCCTGAAGCGCCTTGGTTACAACATGAAAAGCCGGGAGCGGGATCGTCGGCCAACGCTCGAAGAACTCGACAAGGTGCTTGAGCACTTTTTCGAGATGCTTGCACGGCGTCCGACAGTCATTCACATGCCGAAGGTCGTTGCGTTTGCCATCTATTCAACGCGCCGTATGGACGAGATCGCTCGCATCATGTGGGACGATCTGGATGAGCACCGCCAGGCGGTGAAAGTGCGGGACATGAAGAACCCCGGGCAGAAGATCGGCAACGATGTGTGGTGCCATCTGCCGGATGAGGCGTGGGCGATTGTGCAGAGCATGCCCCGTCAGTGCATAGAGATCTTCCCTTACAACACCAATTCAATCGGTACCGCCTGGTCCAGGGCATGCAAGATGGCTGGTGTGGAAGATCTGCATTTTCATGATCTCCGCCACGAAGGTGTGAGCCGGTTGTTCGAAATGGATTGGGATATCCCGCGCGTATCGAGTGTTTCCGGTCATCGCGACTGGAACTCGCTGCGGCGATACACCCATCTGAGGGGGCGTGGCGATCGATATATAGAATGGAGTTGGTTAGAGCAGATTATCCAGGCCCCAGTCACCCTAGGCGCCCGAGTTGAGTAGTTGGTTGGGGATGCGCAGAATTGACCATCACTTGTACTCCTCTTGGCTAGTCGGTTGCATCGGGCCTGACCAATCCATTGGATGGTTTGATTGGCACGAGGCGGCCGTGATCTGCCCTGCGCCTAACCTCCCCTTGGTCAGTCCGTGTGTTAGGGGTGGCGCTTGCGACCCGTTGCTGCCGGTGGCCACAGGCAAAAATCGATCGGTAACGGCAGTGGCAGGGGATGAGTGCGCGCTGGGGTAGACGTGATATCATTCTGCCTTTTTATGCATAAAGGCAATGGAATGGCAGACGCGGCTAAGCTGGAAAAACTTCGAGAGGTGATTTCGGAGAATCTACGTGTTCAACGAGATAGCGATCCTGTTGAGTACATAAGCGTGGGAACAGCATTACAGGACGCGAAGGCAAAGCAGAATCATGCGATTTTTGCCCGTCGGGGCTGTGGAAAGACGCTTCTCCTTCACCACTCATCTCGCAATTTGAGACCAGAACTGAAAAGCATTTACTTAAATTGTGAAGACTTCAAAAGACACTCATTTCCGAATGTCCTGGTTGAAATACTAGCGTCTATATTCCGCGAGCTCGATAAAAATATTTCCGGCTGGTTCGGAAAGAAAAGAAAGCTAAAAACAATAATTAAGGATATCTTGGAAAAGCTTAAAACACTTCACGTCGAAGCAGATCTTCACGACGAAGATGTTAAGCGCAAGAATTCTGCAGAAGAGTTAACTGGCTACGATGCTGGATTAAAAATAGATAAGCTCTCACTTTCCGCCAAATCATCTGGAAGAGAAAGTCAAGAGATTGAGCGCTCCTTCAAAGTCCATCGTGAAAAGCTACAGGAGCTCGATCTTTGGCTTCCAAGACTGAAAGAAAACTTACGGGATCTCTTCGAAGCATCCAATACGGTTAAAGGGGTCATTCTTCAAATTGATGATCTCTATCACCTGAAGCGAACTGACCAGGCCTTTGTCGTCGACTATGTGCACAGACTTTGCAAAGACATTCCAATTTACTTCAAAATTGCCACACTTCGACACTCATCAACCCTTTATGTCGACCGGGATGGTCAGCCAATTGGCGCGCAAGAGCGTCATGACTACCAACCAATTGACATAGACTATACGTTCAACAACTTCCCTAGAACGCTTCAACAGAATAGAGCCATCCTAGTTCAGTTCGGAAAGCAAGCTACTATGAGCGAAAGCGAAGTTATGGTGCTTTTCAAAGGGGAAGGATTTGAGCGGCTAGTCATGGCTGGTGGCGGCGTGCCACGAGATGTACTCTCTCTATTTTTACATCTCCTTAATGAAAACGTTCAGGATGCTGGGGGACGGATAGGTAAGGATGAAGTTAGACTACTTTCACGAATCAATTTTGAGCGAAAAATAGAAGAGCTAAAACAAGACTCGAAAGATGATGAGCAAGGCGATTTAATTAAAGGCATTTATATCATAAAAAAGTTTTGCCTCGACAGAAAGGTAAATATTTTCGTTATTGAAGAGAAACTACTTCAACAGAACGACGCCTTGCGCGCGCTGATATACAGACTACTTGACTATCGGATCATCCATAGCTGTGCCTCGGCGCTAACACACAAGTCTGAAGAGGGCACCTTCCAAGCATTTGCAGTTGACATCGGATGCTATGCGCACTTCAGAAAGTTAGAGGGTCGCTTCAATGAAATTGATGTTGCTGACACTTCGGCAAAAGAAAAAATGAGGTCATCACCAATTCTTGACCAAACAAAACTGGAGAGCATTTTGGCAACTTTACCAGCAAGCGTGGAAGAAGAGTTACTGGCAGAAGAGATCGAGGCTTAAGGTCTGATTTGCACCAAAGGTCTTAATGGGCCTTTGGTTCTTTAAACTCCACTCTGCTCCTAACCCACAGTCAAGCTTGGACGACTTGAATCGCACGACTTCCTCTCCACCTCAACCGTTCACTTATCGCCCACGGCTCTATGGACAGCTTTGAGAGGCTACTATTGGCCGATCTCTGCCTGTCGCCACCGGCGGCTTTGGGTCGAAAGCGGTCGCTAATCGCGTAGTGGCTTGGGTCATTCCGCCGTTCCGATTCAGTCGAATCTTTAGGGGGGAGTCGATAGCCGCCGATCGTAGGTGGCCATCGACGCAAGGTGGCTAAGGCGAATTCGACTGGGCGGAAGGGGGAATGCAGTGAGTTGTTCTGGGCGGACGGCTGACACTGATCAAGTGAGTGCAATCTCCGTATCAGCCTGTCCGTCACCTCTTATTCAATTGAGCACACTCTTTGCGTGCAGCATCCCGCTGGTGGTCCAGGTAGAGAGCCAGATCGGCAATGTGTATGCCTCGGGCGCTCTTCTGGCTCGGTTCAAGGCGGGTGATGGGCAGCTTGATTTCCCCGGCCAGTACCTTGCGTTGAAATACGAGTGGCGTGAGGTGAGTGAAGTAGTCAGCGCATACCTGTTCGAGCGAGATAATCGCCATGCCGTTGTACTGCGCCATCAAAACAAAAGCTGTATTCACGCATGGTCCCCCTGTTTCTGAGAATTAGGCTCTGCGCTGTTAGCCCGAGCAGATTGCTGACCCTGGTTGAGCTCGCTTAGCACCTGCTTGCTGGCGAGTTTGAACAACTCGTCGGCGGTAACCGGCGCTACGGACTGCTCGAAGTTGCGCACGGCCTCAAACCGAGTTCGATACAGCCCGGCCTGGCCGAGCCACGCGACGGCGTGATGCTCGGCGTGGGATGCGGGGCAAGGTGTCGCAAGGTGCTCGCCTTGAGAGCCGAGCTTGCACTTCTTGCAGATGTGATAACCGCCGTCGCAAGGGGCCACTGTTTCCCAGCGATGCTTTTGCGAGGTTGTGCATTCATCAGCTAGGCGGCTTCGTTCGATAACGGTGATCATGCTGCAGCCTCCGCAGTCGATGCCGTGGCTGGCGTACTGCGCAGCTGGGCGTGGATGCGCTTGGCGAGCGAATCAACACAGAGCGCCTGTACGGCAGCTAGGCTCGCCTGCTGATCCGACTTCAAGGCTTTCATGGTGCGATGAGCGAGCTGCAGTGTTTCGCCGACCTTTGTCAGCAGCTCGAAATCGGTCCTGGTCACCGGCATGCCGGTATAGGACATGATTCGCTCCTCAAGCTCGCTAATGGTGAGCTTGAGGTTTGCCACGGTTTTGAGATGTTTACGCTGGTCGGCTTCGCGTTGTACGGCGAGTTCTGCCAGTTCTTCGTTCAGCGTTCTGATGCGCTGGGTATGTGTGGCGTCGCGCTCCGTCAAGCCAATTTCCTTGCCTTCTTCATGTGCCCGGCGACGCGCTGTAGCTAGCAAGTAGGGCAGGATCGCCATGACGAAGAGTAGGACGATCCCAGTGCTGAGTGCGTATTGGTAGGGTTGCATGTGCTGTGCTCCGTGGTGCCCAGCACCAGGCCGGTGATGTGGTGATGACCTAGTGCTGGATGTGTTGCCCCTGATGGCCGGGGCTGCCTCAGTTACGCAGTCTTCTTCGATCGGCTATCGAGGTAGTCGGCCAGGTCGTACAGATAGATCACGTGCGGTGCCCTTGGATGGTCATGCACTTTTTTGAGCGTTAGGCCGATCTGGCCTGACTGGATCAGCTCCCTCAGGCGACGATTCGTTTTAATGTGCGGAAAGTAGTGCTCCCGCACCTCGGTTAGCGTCGGGCAAGGTGTTGTCCACTGTTGCCGCAGTTGGGCAAGCGTGTCAGTCATGGGAGCTCCCCAGCCTTTTCTTCAACAGGGCGCAGTTGTTGGCGTATCACCTCGGCGAGATGATCCTTGCAATGGCCTTTGGTACGGGCGCAAATGTCTCCGAGCTGATCCAGCACAATCACTCTGAATGGGCGCTGAGCATCCGAGGTGGGTGTGATGTAAGCGACCTGTGTTTGATCGAGCACTGCATTGACGCTCTCGAGAGCTTCCCGCATAGCAACGGCCTGCTCGGACTGTGCCCCGGTATCAGTCCGCCCGTTGGCCAAGTCCTGAATGAAGTCTCGAAGGATCGTGTACTTCAAGGAGTCGCCACGCAGAAGCGTGATCGAGCCAGCAATCGGCCCGAGCGTGACTGTCACTAGGTGGCTGCGGTTGTCATTCTCGATCTGAATGTGGGCGTCGATGCTGATTTCTGGGCGCCGGACTGGGCAGGTGGTTACGCCACCGCGCTCAAGGGCGTGCTGTAGCACCATTACGCGACTGAGTGGGACGATGTATTCGCTCATGCGGCACCCCCTGCTGATACAGCATGAGCTTGGCCAGCAGGCGAGATGATGAGCTTCAGACCCGTACGTTGCTGGAAGGCGGCGAGCAGGGTAGGGCTGGTGCAAATGGTGGGGTGCAAGAAAACCTTGCTCCCACAATTGGCTTGGGCGATTGGCATATCTGGACCTCGGTGGTGAGAGGAGTAACGGTCCAGACAATACTTAAACGAATAGGCCGGGTCAATACCTTTGCGTAATGATTACGTATAGGTCAATGCGTCAGAATATCTCCACTTTCGAGATCACCACGCCGCAGATCAGCGCGTCAGTGGGTAGCTCAATAATGGGATCGGGCCAAGATGGGTTGAGTGGCTTGAGGAAGTGGCGCTCGCCTTCGATGACGAGCTGCTTGAACGTCGCTTCCTTGCTATCTACCAGTTTGGCGATCACTAACGAGCCGTTCTCATAGTCTCTCTCTGGATCGACGAAGATGATATCGCCCTCCCTGAATGAGCGGCGTTCGTGCGGATTGAACATCGAAAGCCCCCTTACTCTAAGGGCGAACGTACCGCTGCTGTGAGACACCGCGCAAGGGAGCCAGGATTCTACGTCCTGTATCTCCAAAGACTCTTGCATCTCGCACCACGCCCCGGCCTGCACCCATGAAATAAGCGGTACAAACCCGCGAACCTGCGGGCCAGCCTCAACGTTCGATTGCACCCCGGTAGCGATTTTGGGGGTGCCTTCGCCTTTCCACAGCCAGTCGGCTGTAACTCCGAGGACTCTGGCGATCTTTTCAACATTTTCTTGGCGAGGGCTGAGTGATGTGCCAGACAAAATCCGGTGGACTGTAGGCTGTGGCACGCCGGATCTCCGTGATAACTCCCCGCCAGAGAGACCGAGTTCCTGCATGCGCTTCGCTATTCGGCTTCCTATCACTGCTGAATGCTCTGATTTGTTTACGTATTGCAAGTGTATTGCTTCGATCTATTCGTTTGGGTAAGATCCGCCTATTCGCTAACGAATAGGTGAGCGCTATGACCGTACAATTGATGGTTTCGAAGTTGATCGAGTTAGGCTTTTCACAGCGCGCAATCGCTGATCGGGTTGGCGTCTCTCAGCCCACCATCTACCGGGCGACGAAGGGCGCCGCAGTTCGTTACGAGGCCGGGAAGGCAATTGAGTTGTTCTATGAAGAACAAGTGAATGGCGTTGCTCAGCAGCGAAAGTAAGGAGCGTTGAACTGGGGTCCTCTCACCACAAGACTCCCCCAGCCCAACGTTAGACACCCGCCACCCGGCAGCCTCTCACCACAAGAATCGCCGGATGACTGGAACCACATGTGATGCCCGCACAGCACGCAAAGCATCACACCACGGTCGTGGTCGTAGGATAGGGCTTGCCCGGTTCCATGACTACACCGTTAACAGAGGTTTAACGGTTTATGAGTCGCATCGATACCTTGCTGGACACCGGTCCAGCCCTTTCCCTGCGCCACGCGCTCTACCGCGCAGGTCGCGAATACAGAGGCGGCATCACCACTCTGGCGTTTGATATGGGCATGGACCTGGATGCTCTGCAGAAGAAGTTGAAACACGATGAAGAACGGCGCTGGTTGAATCCAGACGAGCTTGAGGAAGTGCTGCAGTGGACCTCTGACAAGCGCGTTCTGGATGCGTTGGGCAGGGCGGCAGGGGTGGTCTGGTACCGCCCGCAGCCGGTGCCTGCGACCAATCAACAGCTCAAGGCGGTTGCTCATCTGCTTGAGGAGGCCGCTCAGTTCGTCAGCAGCATGCACGAAGGCGCAGCGGACAACGTATGGGAGCTGCACGAAGTCCAGAAATTGGAAGCGTGCGGCCTGGACGTGATCCGGCAGGTATTGGCGATCACCGCCGGTGCCCGCGATGCGATGGAGGACCAGGTCAATGGCTAACGTTCCTGATCCGCTCGACATGGCCGCTGAGCAGTCCGAGTACTTCCTGCAGATAGCTCTGCAGCGCCATACCCAACGCCCGGTCAAAGCCAGCGCTCAGTTCTGCGCGGACTGCGACGATGCTATCCCGCTGCTGCGTCAGCAACTCGTTCAGGGCTGTGAAACCTGCATCAGCTGCCAAGAACTGCGGGAGCGGCGCAGATGATCGACCGCCCAACACCAACAATGGCCGAGTGGGCGCGGCGCTATGTCGACGCTTTCGGTCTCGCCCTGGTACCGATCGAACCGGGCGAGAAGGCACCCAAGGGCAACGGCTGGAACAAGCCGGGTGGATACTTCATCGACGCCGCTGAGGCCGAGGGCTTCTGGCAGCAGCACCCGAGTCATAACCTGGGCGTTGTGCTGGGGCCGAGTCGGGTCTGTTCGCTGGATGTTGATGATGTCCCGCTGACTCGGTTGGCCCTGCAGCAGACGCTGGGTCTGGACGTTGACGCCCTCGCGGCTGCGTATCCGACGGCAGTGGGCAACCCTCTGCGTTTCCGCATCCTGTTCAAGGTGCCGGCAGGCGTTGAGCTGAGCCGCCACTCCTTGGTGTGGCCTAACCAGAATGACCCTGACGGTAAGATCTACAAAGGTCTGATGGTCCAGGTCAAAGCAGCTAAGGACGATGGTGATGCTGCCCGCGAGGCGGCGTTTCGCATGGCGGCAGAGCCGTTCAAGAAAATCACGGTGTTCGAGCTGCGCGGCGGTCTGGTGCAGGACGTCCTGCCACCGTCGATTCACCCCGACACCGGCAAACCATACACCTGGCGCAATCCACCCTCAGCTGAAGGGCTGCCGGAATTGCCCCCGGAGCTTCTGGCCATCTGGCAGGGGTGGGATGCGTTCAAGCAGCGGGCCGACGCGGTTTGCCCGTGGCGACCCCAACCAGTCGGGGCACCCGCTCACGCACCTGAGCGCTCGAAGCCCACGTTGGTCCGATCCGGGCAGCCGTTGCCCGAGGTCATCCCGGAATTCAATCGCCGCCACGATATCGCCACGTTGATCGAGGCGCATGGGTACCAGCGGATCGATGGCAAGTGGCTCTGCCCGCAGAGCAGCAGTGGCCTGCCTGGCGTCACCATCACCGATGGCAAGCTGTACTCGCATCACAGCTCTGATCCGCTGGGCAACGGCCACAAGAATGACGCATTCGACGTCTACTGCATCTTGGTGCATGACGGTGATCGCCGGGTGGCTACCCGAGAGGCGGCGCGGATTCTCGGCATCGATGCGAAGTCGCGGCCACCCACACCGCCGCCGCAAGGTGAGCTTCCCCATGACCCATCAATCGATGAGCCAGCAGACGCGGCGACGGACCTGACTGGGGAGGTCGATGAGCTTCCCCGTACCCCATCGGACGAAGCAGCGGCCAGCTCGGCCAGCTCCTCGGCCTCAGGGGGTGAGGGGGCAGATGGATTGGTGTTGAAAGCTGCGCTGCGGCGGTTCGCATTGGTGGAAGGCTCGACCAACGTGTGGGACCTCGACAAGGCGCTCTCGATGAAGCGGGCCGGCTTTGAAGCGCTGGTGGGCAAGCCTCTGGCGAAGCAGTGGATTGATCGCACCGACAAAAAGCTGGTGTCACTCGATCAGGTCAAAGAGCTGGAGCAGGTAAAGCGCCTGGCAGCGAAAAAGGGCGGGGCGCTCAAGCTGGACCCCATCGAGCGATACGTCTACATCGACGGCACCAAGGATGTGTGGGATCGGGAAAAGAAGCGGCGGATCCCCGAGGGCGCGGTGAAGATGGCCTTGGGAGATGAGTACAAGTGGTGGCTTAACAGCCAGGACCGGCGTGTGGTGGATGTCGACCATATCGTCTTTGACCCGACCATGACCAAAGACCCAGCCGTGTACATCAACACGTTTGAGGGCTTGCCGCTCGAGCCTGTTCGCAACGACGCAGCGTGCGAGAACCTGCGCTGGCTGATCAGCTTTTTGTGCAACCACGATGCCGAGGCGCTGGACTGGCTGATCAAGTGGCTGGCCTACCCACTGCAGAACATGGGCGCGAAGATGGATACCGCTGTGCTGTTCCATTCCACGATGGAAGGCTCGGGCAAGAGCCTGATGTTTGCGGATGTGATGGGCGAACTCTACGGCCAGTACGGCGCGACGGTCGGACAGACGCAGCTTGAGGGCAACTTCAATGCCTGGCAGAGCAGGAAGCTGTGGGCGGTCTTTGAGGAAGTGGTCAGTCGCGACCAGCGATACAACCAGGTGGGCAAGATCAAGCACATGATCACCGGCAAGACGGTTCGCATGGAATCGAAGTTCATCAACGGCTGGGAAGAAGCCAACCACATGAACTCGGCGTTCCTCAGCAACGAGATCATGCCCTGGCCGATCAGCGAAGACGACCGCCGCATGCTGGTCATGTGGCCTTTGGAGACGCTGCCGCCTGGCCGGCAGAAGGCGATCAGCAAAGAGCTGGCCAATGGCGGCGTTGCGGCGCTGTACGGCTGGTTGCTGGAAGTTGACCTAGGCGAGTTCAACCAGCGCACCCGACCACCCAAGACTGAGGCGCGGCAACGACTGGTGGAGCTGAGCCGCACAGCCTGGCAGACCTTCTTCTACCTATGGCGCGCTGGCGAGCTTGGCAACGGCCTGTGGGGCTGCGCCCTGACCACGGACATCTACGCGATGTTCATCGAGTGGTGCTCGCACAATCGAGAGAACGCTATGAGCCAAACAAAATTCTCGTTGATGGTGAGTGCCAAGGTTGAGAAGACGCGGGCCATCCCGTGGACTGATGGCAATCAAAGGCGGTTCGCTGCGTTCTTTTTTCCGAGCGATGGCGATCCTTCCCTGCCCCCATCCATGAAGTCGGCCGAGCTGGGCAAGAACGTCGTCGAGTGGCGCGCCAGGGCAAAGCTGGCTGGGTGGAACGTGGATGGCTGGGACCATGTGAAAAGGGTGCTTGCCGCATGACTACCTTAATAAGTGTGTTGGGTGTGTTGGGTTTGTGTCGGGTTCGGTTGGCCAACTCAACACAGGCAGAAGCCCCGGAATCAGTGGTTTGGCGGCAATGTGTGTTGGGTGTGTTGGGTTTTTCCGCGCGCGCGCGCATGCGCGTGATTTCTCAACCCTGCATCACTGCCAGAAAAAAACTCTATGCGAGGACTGAAATACCCAACAAACCCAACACACTCAACACACTTTTTATTAATACATTGATTTCATTGGTTTTTAATTGTGTTGGGTTTGTGTTGGGTCGGCTGAATACGTGTTGGGTTGCGGTTTGCGGGGTATTTCACTCATGAAAAAGGATGTTGATGACCTCATGCGCCATTGGGCTGAGCAGCGGGCACGCTTTGGCCTAGAGGCCGGCGTGGGTAGCCAGATGGGCACGATCATGCAGTGGAAGGGCGCAGCCCCTCGCGGCGGTGCTACCGGGTCCAGTATCCCGGCAGGTGGTTTAGGTATGGATCGCGCCGCCGCCGAAGTCGACGCTGCGGTTGCCGAGCTGGAGCGCCGTGATGATCGGGGTGAGGTACTGGCGCGGTTGGCCAGATTCCGCTATGTGCATGGTGCTCCCATTCGCGAGCAGATGAGGGAGGTCGGCCTGGCAGAGGATGCTGAGCGCACCTACTGGAACTGGCTTGATGCGCTGCACCTGCAGGTGGTCAGGATCATCATTGCGCGTTCCGGACCGTATCGAAGCAATACCGTTCGTCGGGTCGGAATGCGCCGTGGCTGCGCCGAGGGTGCGCCGAAGTAGCGTCAATGCGGCGAACCGAAAATAGCCTCTGTTCGGTTTTGCAGTTAGCCGGTAAAAAGGCGCCACGATATGAAAAGTGCGCTTAGGCGCTTCCCCTACAAGCACCGTGCTGTGCAACCCGCCCCGATCTATCGGTGCACTGAGAACCCTGCCATCTGGCGGGGTTTTCTGTTTCTGGCGCCGTGCTTTGCCAACGAGGCTTACATGAACAGCGAGCAACAAGCGTTAGCCGAGATACCGATCTGGATGGTGATCGTTCTGTCTCTGGTCGGCGGTGTATCGGGCGAGATGTGGCGGGCCGACAAGGCGGGTGCTCGCGGTTGGGGGCTGGTCAGACGGCTGGCGTTACGATCGGGCGCCTGCGTCACCTGCGGGGTAGCGACCAACATGCTGCTGTACGCCCTCGGTGTTTCGGTCTGGGCGGCAGCAGCGGTTGGTTGCTTGACTGCGATGGCCGGCGCCGACGTTGCGATCAACCTCTACGAGCGTTGGGCAGCGAAGCGGCTTGGGGTTTGCCAGACGACGTCATCTAACACCGACTCTGCACTGTAGGAAGGAGATCTGGTCATGCAAGTTCGTGTTTTTGGTGAAGCGCAAGAGCTGCTGTGGGTCAGAACTGAAACCGGCGGCTTGACGAGTCTTTCGCACCGCCGGGATGGCACGCTGGATAGGATCATCGTGGCGCTTGAGTCCGCTCTCTATCAGGCGAAGTCAGAAGCGAAGCACGTAGATGAAGCTGATCTGGCGATGGTAGTCAGCACCGAGGATATCGACGCGTTGTTAAAGCGTGATCTCTCGGTTGATGTTTGCGGCAACCATGTTCCAGATCCCAGGGGATTGGAAGAAGGCGTGCCACTTAGGCGGAGCGACAAAGCCGATACGGTTCCCGCTCTTCCAAATTGCAACGGCATGACCAGCGAGACCAGCTGTGTTAACAGCAAACTCGAAAGCCGCAACGAACTCTTGTTGGTCGGAGCTGGATTTGCTTCCGAATGAAGAGTCCACAGGCACGATGATCATGTCCTGTCCCTGCTCACGAACGTGAGCGAATTTATACTTAGCCATCTTTCATCCTTTCGATTGGTGAGGGAGTCCTTCCTCGGCCTGCCTTCTGCGGGGGAAGGACCAGGCGATGCTAGCACTTTGATTTCACGTGTGAGGAGTGGCCATGTTCAAGAATCAGGATTCGGATGTCTCCTCGGCACGACGAGCCAGGTCACTTACACGACCAGTGCCCCCGGTGGGGGCGGGGACCCTGGCGATATGGCCGGGGTACGGGACGGGAAACCCGCGCTTCTGCGTTAGCGGCTGGTTCACCAGCTTAGTGAACTGCGGTGAACTGGTTAACCCCCCGTATTCATTGGGTGAACTGGATATTTGAGCATGACGCACCTTAGCAAATCTGAGTTCGCCGCGCGCAACGGTTGGTCGAAATCCTACGTTTCGAAACTCGCCAAGCAGGATCGGTTGGTGCTTACAGACGAAGGTAAGGTCGATGTCGAAGCAACCGAACTTTTACTGGCTGAATCAGCCGACCCCAGCAAGGCCGCCGTCGCCGCACGGCACGAAGAGCATCGCGTAGATCGTGATGTACGCAGTCAGCTGCAGCCTGCGGATCAGCCTCTGGTTGTAGTGCCACCTGCGGAGGTTCCCAGCAAGGGTCCTGATTTCCAGAAGGCCAGGGCGCACCGCGAGTACTACCTTGCGCAACTGGCCGAGGCTGAGTTCTACAAGGTTCAAGGGAACTTGGTTGAGCGCAAGCCCGTTGAGGACGCTGCCTACTCCGCAGGCCGCATGGTCAGAGATCTGATGTTTGGTCTCGCCCCCCAGCTCGCCGCCGAGTTGGCCGCTATGACCGATCCTTGGCAGATAGAAAAACATCTCACTGGCGCCTTCCGGCGTGTCTTTGAAGACGCGATCCGATTGAACGGTGCCGACCTTGAGCAAGCCATGACACAGAGCTGAGCCTATGCCCACCGGATACGCAGACGGTGCGAAGGTGTACCGCACTGGGTATTGCCGTGGGCTACAGCCCGACCCAGAGTTGTGGGTAGATGAGTGGGCTGACGAGTACATGCGGATCCCGCGTGACACTGGTGCAGCCGAGCCAGGCCAATACCGCACTGCGCGAACCCCATACGCCCGTGAACCCATGCGCTGCCTGTCGCCTGCCCATCCGTGCAAACGGGTGGTGACGATGGTTGCATCGCAGCTGATGAAAACGCAGATCGCGCTCAACTGGATCGGCGCGCTGATTCACATGTCACCATCCAACATCCTGACCTTGCTGCCAAGCCTTACCCTGGCCAAGCGCGTTTCTGGTCGGATGGGCAAAACCATTGCCGCGACCCCAGTGCTGCGCGAACGTGTCGCCACGTCCCGCTCGCGCGATGCACGCAACACCATGGACACCAAGGAGTTTGAGGGCGGTACGCTTTATGCGACCACTGCTGGCTCGGCCTCCAACCTGGCAGAGCTGTCCGCGCGCTACGTCTACGGCGACGAGGTGGATCGTTGGGATGTCGACGTGGACGAGGAGGGCGACCCAATCGAGCTGGCGGAAACCCGTGGCAGTACCTTCGGCCGCAACGCCAAGTTTTACTTCTCCAGCTCGCCGACCATCAAGGGCGCCTCCCGGATCGATGACCTGTTCCAGGCTAGCGATCAGCGACACTTCTACGTGCCGTGTCCGTCCTGCGGGCACATGCAAACGCTGGAGTGGGAGCGCCTTCTGTATTCGGCTGACTTCGCTACCGTTCACTACCAGTGCGCCGGTCCTGAATGCGACGTGCTGATCGAAGAACACCACAAGGGTGAGATGCTGGCCAAAGGCGAGTGGCGTGGCCACGCCCAAGGCGACGGCGAAACAGTCGGCTTTCACCTCAACGCCCTCTATGCGCCGTTGGGCTGGACCTCATGGTCCGCGCTGGCCAAGCAGTTTCAGAAAGCCAAGCGGGCGCAGGATCGAGGTGATCTCGAACCCATGCAGGTGTTCTACAACACCCGCTTGGCAAAGGTCTGGGACAGTGCGGTCGAGCAGACCAAGGCCGATTTACTGCAAGCCCGCGCGCTTCAGGAGAACTATGTTCTCGGTTCGTTGACCGTTGGCGTGCTGGTACTGACTGCCGCTGTCGATGTGCAGGCCAACCGCCTCGAGCTGATGGTGATCGGCTGGGGCGTTGGTATGGAACGGTGGGTGGTCGATCACCAGGTCATCCCCGGCGATCCAGCCGACGACCGCACCTGGGCTTTGCTAGATGAGCGGCTCAAGGTGCGGTACCGCCATCCCTGCGGCGTTGGCCTCGGCATTCTGGCAACGGGCATCGACTCTGGTGGTCACCACACCCATGAGGTTTATCAGTTCTGCCGAGTACGACGTTGGCGCAACATTTTCGCCATCAAAGGCGCGAGCAAGCCGGGGCGACCGGTCATTGCCCAGCGTCCCTCGCTGGTGGATGTCACCTGGAAAGGTCAGACCGAACGCCACGGCGCCGAGCTGTGGATGATCGGCACCGACACCGCCAAGGATTGGATCTACAACCGCTACAGCTTCGAGACCGGTCCTGGTTCACTGCACTTCGCCAAGGACCTGCCCGACGACTTCTTCCAGCAGTGTGTGGCCGAGCGCAAGGTTGCGCGCTACGTAAAAGGCTACAAGCGGATTGAGTGGGTGAAGGGCAAGGCAGACCGAAACGAAGCGCTTGACCTCATGGTGTACAACCTCGCCATGGCCTATTACCTCAACTTGCACCGCTACGGCGAGCACGACTGGGACAAGCTTCGGCAGGCCTTGGCACAGGCTGGATTGTTCGATGAACCGGTGGCTGTGGAGCCGCCAGTCACCGAGGCAGATGACGATGACGATGATCCATCCGACTCGGCCACCCCTCGTGACACCACGCAGTCGCCAGCCCGGCCTGCTTCGCCGCCTCCACCGCCGCCGCGACCGGCACCGAAACCAATGCAACGCCGCAGCTCGAGTAGCGGCTACCTGAAGAGACGCTGACATGGCATACACACAAGCCCACCTCGCCGCTGTCGAGCGTGCGATTGCGCGCGGCGAAAAGGTCGTTCGATACAGCGACCGCACGGTTGAGTATCGGTCGGTCGATGAGCTGATCAAGGCACGTGACCTGATCCGTACCGAACTGGCCAAAGCTGCGGGGCCGCGTTCCCGCGTTGTCCGGCTTTACCACGGAGGTAAGGGCCTGTGAGCGGCCGTTACATTTCCCTCGCCCGTTCTGGCGTACTGGTTCCCGAGCGGATCAAGGCCAGCTACGAAGGCGCTGCCGAGGGCCGGCGCTCTTCAAACTGGGATGCGCCCGATACTGGGCCTAACAGCCTGATCATGCCGGCCTTGCGTAACCTGCGTTCGCGTTCGCGAGCGGCGGTGCGCAATGACCCGTATGCCGCCAACGTTATCGACAAGCGGGTAAGCAACCTCATCGGCACGGGCATTACGCCGCAGCCGAGGCTCACCGACAAGGCATTGCGCAAAATCATGCAGGTGCTGTGGGAGGACTGGGTAGACGAGTCCGACGCCGATGAGCTGACCGACTTCTACGGCCAGCAAGCGTTGGTGGCGCGAACGGTCGAGCAGTCGGGCGAGTGTTTCGTGCGGCTGCGTCCTCGGCGTCTCGAAGATGACCTGGCGGTTCCGCTGCAGCTGCAATGTCTCTCGCCCGAGTTCGTGCCACACGACAAGTTTGAAGTGACCCGATCCGGCAATGTGATCCGTGCCGGCATTGAGTTCAACAGCCTTGGGCGGCGGGTGGCTTACTGGTGCTATCGCAACCATCCCAGTGACAAGACCTCGCTCAATGCGGGGTACAACGCCCTGGTGCGTGTGCCTGCCGAGCAGATGCTGCACATCTTCGAGTCACTTGAACCAGGTCAATTGCGTGGCGTTCCCCGGTTGGCGCCGGTATTGAAGCGGTTGCGCAGCCTGGACAGTTACGACGATGCGGTCCTGTTTCGGCAAGAGGTGGCCAATCTGTTCGCAGGCTTCATCCGCAAGCCCGCACCGGAAGGCCCGCCGCAGATCGACATGGTGACCGGGGCACCAGTCAGCTACGACCGCGACGGCTTCACGCCGATGGTAGGGCTGGAGCCGGGCACGATGCAGGAGCTGCTGCCGGGTGAGCAGGTCGAGTTCTCGGACCCACCGGACGGCGGCAACAACTACCCCGACTTCATGCGGCAGCAGCTCACCGCTGCAGCGGCGGGCGCGGGCCTGCCTTATGAGCTGATGACGGGCGATATGCGCGGGGTCAACGACCGGGTGATCAGGGTTGTGCTGAACGAGTTCCGCCGCCGGCTCGAGCAGCTCCAGTTCTCGGTGTACGTCCACCAGCTGTGCCGCCCGGTGCGGCGTGCCTGGATGGACATGGCTGTTCTGTCAGGCGCCCTCGATCTGGATGACTACACCCAGCGGCGCCGCGAATACTTGCGCACGCGATGGGTACCGCAGGGCTGGGCTTACATCCAGCCAGTACAGGATGTTCAAGCCCGCATGCTCGAAGTCAAAGCCGGTTTCACCTCACGCAGCGAGATGTGTCTGCGCGCGGGCACCGACGCTGAAATCGTAGACGAAGAGAACGCCGCCGACATCGCCCGTGCACAGGCACTGGGCCTCAACTACAGCACCTTGTCCGCGATTGATGACGATGCCGACGAGTCCGATCAAAAGGAAACGAAATGAAAAAGTTGATGCCGTTTCGCATCTTCAACAAGGCCAAAACCGCCCTGCAGGTGGAGGACGAGAGCTGGTACAAGATCAATGCCACGGCTGGCGGCGAGTCTGAATCGAAAACCATCGAGATCTTCATCTACGGCGAGATTGGCACCTGGGGCATCACGGCCAGCCAGTTTATTCAGGATCTTAAAGCCGCTGACGATGGAGCTTCGCCAGTTGTCGTCGCCTTCAACACCATCGGCGGTGACCTCTTCGACGGCCTCGCCATTCATAACGCGCTCATCCGTCTGGGTGAGCGATGCACTGCCCGGATCGACGCGCTGGCAGCGAGCGCCGGCAGCGTAGCGGCCTGCGGTGCGCATCGGATAGTCATGGCCTCGAACGCGATGTTCATGATCCACAACCCATGGACGCTGGCGGGTGGTGATGCCGAGGATCTTCGCCGAGTGGCGGATGTGCTCGACCAAACCTTCGAGGCGATCATTGCGGCCTACAAAGCCAAAGCGCCGGACATTGATGATGCTGAGCTGCGGCGCATGGTCAACGACGAGACCTGGCTCACGGCTCAGGAGTCACTCGCCCTAGGGCTGGCTGACGAGATCGGCAACGGCGTCAAGGTTCAAGCCTGCTTGGGGCAGGGGGCTGCCATGGCGCGATATCGCCAGACGCCGCAAGCGCTGCTCGATCAGCTCACTGCCAGCCAGGCCGAGCCTTTGGTTCAAGACGATCCGCCGGCAGTTGATGATCCGCCTGCGCCGACCGAGGCCGATTCAACGGCATTGGCCCTGATGATCACCCAGGCCTGCGCCACTGCCGGCATCAGCAACTTGGTCGCGCCGTTGATTGCGTCCAGCAAGCTGGCAGATGAAGCGACCGTGCAGGCTGCGTTGACCCGTGCCAAATCGGTGCGGGACCTGTGCGTCGCTGCTCGCCTTCCAGAAATGACTGCTGAGTTCGTGCAGGCCGGGCTGGATGCCGGTGCGGTACGTGCGCGGTTGTTCGACAAGTTGGTTGGCTCTGGCAAAGGCTTCGAGATTGACAACAGCTTGCCGCCTGCTGACGACGAGATTGAACCGGTCCAGGTCAAGATACCCACACCCACAAGTACCTATGCCGCTCGGCGGCAGGCGACTCGACAACACCCTGGCAAAGGAGCCTGAACATGAGCAAGACCTATGTAGAACCGGTGCATGCCGGTGAATTTCTCCTGTCCGAGGGACCCGGCAAGATCTCGCGCGAGGCCATCGCATTGGCGGCTGGTGTGGCATTGCCGGCTGGGCAGGTCCTCGGCCAGGTCACCGCGAGTGGGCTGCTGACTGCGTACGACCCGAACGCAGAGGATGGCAGCGAGGCCGCCAAGTGCATCCTGTTCGCTGGCGTCCCTGCTTCCGAGGAGGAGCGCCGAGGACGCGCCGTTGTGCGCTTGGCAGAGGTCACGGAGTCGCTGCTCACTGGACTGGATCTGGATGCCGAGAAGGCGCTGGCCAGCCACTTCATCATCGTTCGTTGAGGCGAGCAGAACCCAACCAAACCCCGCCACTGTGCGGGGTTTTGCATTACTGGAGGGCCTTCATGGCTGCCATCGAGATTTTTGAAGAAAACGCTTTTACCGTGCCCGCGCTGACCGCCGCGATCAACGAGCAGCCCTTTGTGCCAGGCCGACTGGCTGAGCTGGGGCTGTTTGAAGAAGAGGGCGTCAACACCGTGACCGTCCAGGTTGAAAAAGACGGCGACACCCTGGCGCTGGTCCCGGCAGGTGAGCGCGGTACCACTGGCCACATCGTCAATGGCAGCAAGCGGATCCTGCTGCCGTTCAACACGGTGCATCTGCCTGAGACGTTCACCATTCGCGCTGATGAGATTCAAGGCATCCGCGCGTTTGGCTCGCAGACTGAGCTGCAGGCGGTTCAAGACGTTGTGAACAAACGTCTGGCCAAAGCCCGCCGGCAGCTCGACGCGACGCATGAGTTTCACCGCATGGGCGCGCTGAACGGTCATGTGATGGATGCCGACGGCAAGACCATCCTGCTGAATATCTTCGACCGCTTTGGACTTGAGCCGATAGTGGTAGAGATGGCGTTGGCGAATGCTGGAACGAAGGTGCGCGTGAAATGCGTAGAGGCGCTGGACGCACAGGAAGAAGCTCTCGGTGCCACCACCACCAGCGGGGCGCGTGCGTTCTGTGGCAAGAACTTCTGGCGCGCCCTGATTGACCACGAAAGCATCGCCAAGACGTATGAGGGAAGCCAGTACGCCTCGGCGCTGCGTGCAGATGGCCGTGAGGCATTCGAGTTCGGCGGGATCATGTGGGAGCGGTATCGCGGCAAGGTCAACGGCACCGCCTTCGTACCAGACGATGAAGCTCGCTTGGTTCCTGAGGGCGTGCCTGGCCTCTGCATCTCGCGGTTTGCGCCGGCAGACTACATGGATACGGTAAACACCGAAGGCCTGCCGTATTACGGTCAGGTTGAAGTCCTGCCGTTCAAAAAAGGCGTTGCGGGCGAAGCCCAGTCCAACCCCTTGCACATGGTCACGCGCCCCCGCGCAATCATCCACCTGAAGCTCTGACCGTGAGCTTCCGCGAGCTGCTTGCTGATGTGGACGACACGGTTTTCGAGGTGCTCGGCGATGCGGCGCAGATCGAGGGGCGCGACGTGATTGGCATGTTCTCGGCGCCCTGGCTGCAGCCCAAGCTCGGCCAGATCCGCACCGCCCTGCGTGAGCCGCACCTGGTCATCCGCGTCGCTGACAACGCGGGTGTCGAGGTCAAGCAGAAGGTGGTCATCGATATGCCGGCTGAGGATGGCGGCGGGAACTACACCATTACCAACATCGAGCCTGGCGGTGACGGCCTGGTCACTCTGGTGCTGAGGAAATCGCCATGAGCGTGGGTAGCTATCACAAACAGTCGGCCAGCTCCGGGCTGATCACGCTGCAGGCCAGCGCGGGTGACATCAAGCGTTTCGCTGACTTCGCCCGGCTAGTGCCCAAGGCGATGGCTGCAGCCCAGCGCAGGGCGATCAACAAAACGTTGCGCTGGCTTCGCACTCACATGGCTCGGGAAGTCGGTCGTCAGGAGCGGATCGCCATCGCAGCGGTAAGGCAGCGGCTTAAAGCGTTCCCGGTTACCGGCAACGGGCAGGGCAGGCTGTGGTTCGGCATCAACCCCATCGAAGCCAGTCGCGCTGGTCGCGCAAGGCAAGGGCGCTCTGGGGTAACGGTAGCCGGCCGTCGCTACGAAGGCGCTTTTTTCAAGCGAGTGTACGGTGGCAAGGCTGATATCTGGATCCGCACAGCCAGTAAGCATTTTGACGCGAGCGATTACCCCGACAGCCAAGTTTCTGGTGCGGGTGGTGCACGGTCAGGGTGGGTCTCGGAAAACGGCAGCCGCTTCCCGTTAGCCAAGGCCAAGATCACCCTGGACAACGTCCGGCCTCACTTCGAGACCTGGACCAATCGCGCTCACCAACGCCTGCTGGAAGTGATGGAGCAGGAGCTGAACTATGAGCTGCACAAGTACCTGGGGAGAACAGGCAATGGATGAGGACTCAATCCCTCTCAGCCAGATTTACGCCGCCATTGAGCAGCACATCAGCGAGACGATTCCGGGTCTCGCGTATGTGGGAACAATGCCTGCCGGGATTCAGGTGGTCACGCCGCCTGCAGTGATCCTCGAGCTGGCGGGGTTTGAAGATGCCGACAAGGATCCGGGCACGGGGGAAACAGCGGTTGATGCTCGCTTTGAAGCGCGTGTGATCGTCGGTGCCGAGGAAGAAAACTGCTTGCATATTGCCGCGTTCGTTGCGGCGCAGTTGGCCGTACTCCTGCGGATCCAAACGTGGGGGCTGGCGGTCGAACCCTCACAGTTCATTCGTGCAGAACGAGACTGGACGCGCCCCGAACTGGATGCTTACGCCGTGTGGGTGGTCGAGTGGACTCAGATCATCTACCTGGGTAAGGAGGAGTGGCCTTGGCCAATAGAGCCTCCAGGCACGCTTGTGTTTGGGTTCCACCCCGACACGGGCGCTGGCAGCGAAGGGGCCTATTATCCACCGGAGGCCATGGAATGAGTTATGCGAGCGCACAGCATGACCGCATGCTGGCTTGTGTGGTGATGGCATGCCGCGTGGTCGCGGTGGATCTGGAAGCTGCGCGGGTGCGTGTGTCGGACGGTGCCGGCTGGACCAGTGCCTGGGTACGCTGGCACAGCCAGGCCGCTGGCAAGGCGCGCCACTGGCGGGCGCCGAGCCTGGACGAGCAGGGCATGCTTATCAGTCCCAGTGGCGACCCGGCGCAGGGCACGTTCATACCGGGCCTGTACGGCAACGCCGGCAGTCAGCCAGACAACCGCGATCATGTGGAGGTCTGGCGGTTTGATGATGGCGGCTCGCTGGTCTACGACTGGCAGGCCAAGAGTTACACCATCACGCTGCCTACGGGCACTGTGTTGGTCAAGGTGGGCGGTACGTCGGCCACACTGACCGACGATGCAATCATGGCCAAGACGGTGACGTTGACCGCCGAGGCGACTGCCATCACGGCCAAGGCCGCGAACATCACGCTTGAAGGTGCCGTAAAAATTGTCGGCCCGTTATCCGTAACGGGCGATATCACTGGCGCCGGCAAGATCATGGACGCCGGCGGCAACTCGGCAAACCACAAACACTGACAGCCCGCCATTTGAGCGGGCTTTTTCAGACCTGGGGAAACCATGGCTACCAAGAAAGAAACCGCTGCGCCTGGTGCGCTGGCGACGGTCGTCTATTGCGACAAGGTCAACGCCTCGCGCTCGCTGTTCATGGACAGCGGCCGCGAGCTGAAAGTGATCCGCGCGCGGATCGAGGTCGACGGCGCCGACGCCGAGGCGCAGGCCTATCTAGACGCCCGCAAGGATTTCCAGCGCCTGGAGGCGTAACCCCATGATCGGAATGGATCGCCGCACAGGGGCGCCGCTGTCAGGCCTGGACCATCTGCGGCAGTCCATTGAAGACATTTTGACCACGCCGATTGGCAGCCGCCGGATGCGGCCTGAATACGGCAGCCGCCTGCGCCGTTACGTCGACCTGCCGGTTAACGATGGCTGGAAAAGCGCTGTACAGGCCGAGGTCGCTCGCGCCCTGAGCCGCTGGGAGCCGCGCTTTCGTTTGGAGCGCGTCCGGGTGACGGCCGTTGTAGACGGGAAAATCACTATGCAGTTGACCGGGGTTTACCTGGGCGACAGCAACGTCATTGAGGTAAGCGCATGACAATTGACTTGGCGGCGCTGCCGGCGCCGCAGGTGCTGGAAAGCCTCGATATCGAAGCCACTTATGAGGGGCTGCTGGTCCAGTTTCGCGAGTACCTGGGCGACAACTGGACGGCGCCGCTTGAGAGTGAGCCGGTGGTCAAGCTGCTGGAGCTGGTCGCCTATCTTCGCGTGCAAGACCGGGCGCGGGTCAATGACGCCGCCAAGGCGCTGTTGCTGGCCTACGCCAAGGGTGCGGATCTGGATCATCTGGCGGCCAACGTCGAGCTTGGCCGCCTGGTGGTGCAGGCCGAGGATTTGACCGCGGTACCGCCGGTGCCGGAGGTGCTGGAGGAAGACGACGCCCTGCGCGAGCGGGTGCAGCTGGTCTATGAAGGCCTGACCACGGCCGGCCCGCGAAACAGCTACATCTTGCACGCCCGTAACGCGTCGGGCCTGGTGGCTGATGCCACGGCCGAAAGCCCGTCGCCGGCGGTGGTCGACCTGACAGTCTTAAGCCTGGATGGAAACGGCAGTGCCGACGCCGAGCTGCTGGCCACGGTCGCCGCTGCCGTCAACGACGACGACGTGCGCCCGGTTGCGGATCGGGTCAACGTGCGTAGCGCGCAGATCCTGCCGTACCAGATCAATGCCGTGGTTTACCTCGCCGGCAACGGGCCGGAAGGTGAGGCGGTGCTGGCCGAGGCCAAGAGTCGCCTGGAAGCCTGGAAGAACCCGCGCAAGCGGCTCGGTGTGGAGGTGTCGCGGTCTGCCATTGATGCCCAGTTGCACGTCGCCGGCGTCAAGCGCGTGGAACTCAACAACTGGGTGGATATCCGGCCGACGAAAGCCCAAGCGGCCTGGTGCACCGCCGTTACCGTAACGCGGGGTGTCCTGCCATGACGGCGCTGCTGCCCAATAACAGCACGCCGCTGGAACGCGCCCTCGGCTCGGTAGCAATCGACCGGACCAAGATCACCCTGCGCACCTTGTACAACCCCGACACCTGCCCGGCGCATCTGCTGTACCAGCTCGCTTGGGCGTGGTCGGTCGACCGCTGGGATGACGAGTGGTCGGAGGCGGTCAAGCGCTCGGTGATCCGCTCGGCGTACCTCGTCCACTCTCGCAAGGGAACCATCGGCGCTCTGCGCCGCGTGGTGGAGCCGTTCGGTTACCTGATCGAGATTGTGGAGTGGTGGCAGACGGTGCCCGAAGGGGTGCCGGGCACCTTCGCGTTAAAGGTCGGCGTGGCTGATGAGGGCATCAGCGAGGAAACCTATCAAGAGCTTACCGCGCTGATAGATGACGCCCGGCCAGTCAGCCGGCACATGGTCGGCCTGGCCATCAGCTTGGAAGCCACGGGCAGCTTTTGCCTGGCCACGGCCGTCTATGACGGCGAAGAACTCGACATATACCCGCCGCAAGCTGTTGACCTCGATGTCAGTGGCGAGATTGGGCGTGGCGGTCGTGATCACACTATTGACTATCTGGACGTTAACTATGGTTGACCAGACCTCGCAGTTTTACGCGATCCTGACTGACGTCGGGGCCGCCAAGCAGGCCAATGCGGATGCCCTGGGCATTGCTTGGACCTTTTCGCAGATGGGGGTGGGTGACGGCAACCCTACCGGCTTGGACAATCCGCCGCTGCCCATGCCGAACTCAAGTCAAAGGGCGCTGCTGAACGAATGGCGCCGCGCGCCGCTGAATCAGTTGAAGGTCGACCCCAATAACGCGGCGGTGATCATCGCTGAGCAGATCATTCCCGCCGACGTGGGCGGTAAGTGGATTCGCGAAATCGCCCTGTACGATGCGGACGGCGACATGGTGGCGGTGGCCAACTGCCCGCCGACCTTCAAGCCGCTGATGAGTCAGGGGTCTGGACGCACGCAGGTGCTGCGCCTGAATCTGCTGGTCAAGAGTGCCAGCAATGTGCAGCTCAAGATTGACCCAAGCGTTGTGCTGGCAACCCGAGAATGGGTGACCGAGGAACTGGCCCGGCAGGACTTCAAATACTCTGTTCTTGCGGCTACCACCGCCGCGATCACACTGAGCGGCCTGCAGACGGTCGACGGCGTGCCGCTCACGGCCGGGGCGCGGGTGCTGGTGAAGAATCAGGCGGCCGGAAGGGACAACGGCCTGTATCTGGTCGTTGCCGGTGGCGCCTGGGCGCGCTGCACCGATGCTGACGCCAGTGCCAAGGTGACGCCGGGCATGTTGGTGTTGGTCGAGCGAGGCACCGCCAACGGCGACAGCGCGTGGCAGTTGGTGACCGATGCGCCGATTACCCTGGGCGTCACGGCGCTGGCGTTTGAAATGGCGTTTGGGCGCACCGGTGTGGCCGCTGGTACTTATCGCAGCGTGACGGTCGACGCCTATGGGCGCGTAACCGCTGCGAGCAACCCGACCACGGTTGCCGGCTACGGCCTGACCGACGTTTACACCAAGACGCAGATCGACCAGGCCCTGGCGCTCAAGGCGAACTTGGCCAGCCCGGCATTGACCGGGGTTCCGACGGCGTCGACAGCGCCAATCGGCACCAGCACCGCCCAGCTGGCCAATACGGCATTTGTGCAAGCCGCCATTACAGCGGCCGGGCCGACGTTCAGTAACACCGATGAAGTTACCGACTGGGACAGCATTCTCGCGGCGGGCTGGTATCCGAAAATCCTGTCGCGTAACGTGCCGAACAGTCCAGGTACAGAAGTTTCTTACTGGTACTGCCTTACCCTGGCCTACGCCGGCGGCAGCATTACCCAGGTGGCCTACCCGTATGCGTCTGGGACATTGACCAGCGGCATTAAAACCCGCAGCCGCTATCAGAATGTCTGGACACCCTGGGTTACGTCTTACACCAATGCGAGCGTATCGGCGTCCATCAGGGATCTGTTGGCGGCTGCCACGGCACCTGCCGCGTTGCTGGCCATCGGCGCCGCGCCTTTAGCAAGTCCGGTGTTTACTGGCGGTCCTGCGGCCCCTACGCCGGCCCAGTTCGATGCAACGACGAAGATTGCAACGACTGAGCATGTCCAACGGGCATTAGGCAGTTTCAGGGGGTACGGCACTATTGGTGCCAACCGCGCAGTTACTGCTGCCGATATCGGCTGTGTTCTTCGTGCTAACGGGGTTTGGACTCTCACGCTGCCCACGCCTGGGGCACTGGGTCTGACGCCCGGTGCATCGTTCACGATCTATGGCAGTGGTAATAACGCGACAGTGGTGCCCGGTGCTGGCGTTAACTTGTCATGGAACGCCAACACCATTGCCAGTCATGTGGTGAAGTATTCTCAGTCCTCAACTTTCATGGCTATCTCGGCGTCAGATTGGATTATCGTCAACTCGACGGCGGAGCCTTGGAAAAACCTTGGTTTTGCAGAAGCCGGGTTCACCACACCTTCGCGGTTTGATAAAACCTCCAAGCTTGCAACTACCGAGTTCGTGCAGCAGGCTATCGGCGGTTACAGTGGCTATTACGGGTATCCAACCACTGGACAAATTATCCCGCCGGAGCATGTTAACGGGATCATTAACTTAAACTCGGCGGCAACTAGTGTAACGCTGCCATTGGCATCAAGCGTCCCTGTCGGCTCTGTTCTTTATATCCGTTCAAGTCGGGACGCAACTGTCAATCGCCAGGGCACAGATACAATTTATATTAACAGCGCTAATACAAGTGCTGTGTCGGTTGATGTTGGTGTAGATAGCAACATCACATTGATGTCGCTGGGTTCGTCGTGGTTCATCGCGGGTAATGCCTCGCTGTCCCATGACAAAACACAGTTTGGATTCTTGAAGGGCAGTAACGGCTATCAGAAGCTGCCGAGCGGTATCGTCATTCAGTGGTGCAACGGCCAAATTGCAGCGAACCAAAGTTCGGCCCGCATTACGTTGCCGGAGGCATTCAGTAGTAATTTGGTGGCCTATTCCTTGGGGACCGCCAACGCTGGGCATTGGGTAACCGGTCAGAACGCAAGCCCGACCGGGATTGACATCATTCCGCGAACAGTCAGCGCGGGGAGCATCATCGTTCCGACGGGCGTCGTTGGATACACCTCTATTTTTATCGGGTATTGAGTCATGGAAATTCAGGTTTTCGCCTCCAAGTCCACGCGGGGTTTTTACAGCAACGCGGAGAACTCAAACATTCCGAGTGATGCTGTGGAAATATCGGCGAAACTCAAAAGCGAATTGCTAGAGGGTGAGCGGTCGGGGCGGGTGATCGCCTGGGGCGATGATGACATGCCTTACCTGATCGATCCGCCGCCGCCGAGCGCTGAGGAACTGGCGGTGATCGAACGCCGCTGGCGTGATGAGCAGCTGCTGGCCACCGATGGCATAGTGACCCGTCACCGGGATGAGCGCGATATTGGCAGTCCTACAACCCTGAGCGCCGAGCAATTTTCTGAACTGTTGGCCTATCGGCAGGCCTTGCGCAACTGGCCCCAAGCTGATGCTTTTCCTGAGTCCGCCCAGGGCCGCCCGCCGGTCTCGGACTGGCTCGCCCAGTTGACCCAATAACGCCCCGCACTGACGGGGCGTTTTCTTTTCCGCTGTATCCCCTACGGCCTCGCTGACGCGGGGCTTTTTCGTATCTGGAGAATCTATGTCTGGTTTCTTTCACGGCGTTACCGTAACGAACGTCGATACCGGCGCGCGCACCATCGCCCTGCCGTCGTCCTCGATCATTGGTTTGGTCGACACCTTCACCCCGGCGCCGGCACTCACTGCGCAGCCGAATGACCTGGTGCTGATCACCAGCGAGCGCGAGGCCATTGCCGCGTTCGGCCCTGACTCGGCAATCACCAAGGCCTGCCAAGCGATCTACACCCGTGCCAAGGCGGTCATTGTCGCGTGCGGTGTGGCCAAGCTTGAGGATGCGGCGGAGCAGACTTCGGCGATCATCGGCGGCACTCTGCTGGGCGGCAAGCGCACCGGCCTGCAGGCGCTGCTCGATGGCAAAAGCCGTTTCAACGCCCAGCCGCGACTGCTGGTGACGCCCAAGCACAGCGCGACCCAGGCGGTTGGCACTGCGTTGGTAGCTCTGGCCGACAAGCTGCGGGCAATCGCCATCATCGACGGCCCCAACACCACCGACGAGGCCGCCATGGCCTACGCCGGCGAGTTCGGCGCCAAGCGCGCCTACATGGTCGATCCGGGGGTGCAGTATTGGGACACCACTGCAAACGCCACGGTCGACGCGCCTGGCTCGGCCTATGTGGCTGGCCTGTTCGCCTGGACTGACTCGGAGTACGGCTTTTGGGCTTCGCCGTCGAACAAGGAATTCGTCGGCATCACCGGCACCTGTCGCCCGGTTGAATTCCTCGACGGTGACGAAACCTGCCGGGCCAACCTGCTCAATAACGCCAACGTTGCGACGATCATTCGCGACGAAGGCTATCGCCTGTGGGGTAACCGCACCCTGTCTGCAGACGCGAAATGGTCGTTTGTCACCCGCGTGCGGACCATGGATATCGTCATGGACGCGATCCTGTACGGGCACAAGTGGGCGGTCGACCGCTCGATCACCGCAACCTATGTCAAGGACGTGACCGAAGGCCTGCAGGCGTTCATGCGCGACCTCAAGAACCAAG